CAGCACCGGGATGCGCGCCAGCAGCGGAGCTAGACCACCGATACCGATTGCAGCAAGCGCCGCACCGACCGGCGCAAGCACCGCAGCAAGGTTCGTCGCCTGCCCGCCGAGGGCATCCAGCCCGCCACCGTCCGACACGGTTTCCTTGAAGCTCGTGAACTTCTCGGTCAGCGAATCGAACAGCTCTACGAGCTTCCCGCCACCCGACGTCGTCCACTTCTCAAAGAACGGGCCAATGAGCGCGGTCACCGCGTCGACGCCCGTGCGCACCATGTCGAAGAACGACTTGAACGCCGGGAACAAGCCGCCGACGAGCTCGTCGCCCTCCATCTTCGTGCCGAGCAGCGCCATGCCGAGCCGGGAGAACGCCGACCGCGTGTTCGCGATCTTCGCTGGCAGAGTCTTGCCCATCTCTTCGGCCATGCCGCCGGTCGCGTTCGTGACCGCGGTCTGGAACGTGACGAGGTCGATCTTGCCTTCCGACGCGAGCTTCTTCACCTCGGCCGCAGGCACCCCCATGACCTCGGCGAGTTCGCCCCAAATCGGGATCTGACGGTCCGCGAGCTGCTGAATCTCCGTCGTGTACGCGGTGCCAGCGGTCGCAACCTTGCCGAAGATCGACGCGATCTCCTGCACCGGCGCACCCGACGCCGTCGCCGCGCCCTTGATCGAATCGAGGTAGCCGACAAGCTGCTCGCCCGGCTTAATCCCGGCCGTCATCGCCATTGCCGCAGCCGACGCGAGATCGTTCATCGCGAATGACGTGCCGACCGCGGCATCGTTGGCGATCTGCATCGCCTTCTCGATGTCCTCGGACGCGAATCCGAGGCCCTTCATCTTCGCGATCGACTCGTCGAGCGACGTGAGTCGCCCCATACCGCCCGCGAGAGCCGCGCCTACAGCAGCAGCGACACCAGCGACGCCAGCGGTCGCCGCCGACTGCACGGAGGAAGCGAACCGCGCGCCGAGGTCCCGCCCGACTGTGCCAATCTTGCCGACGAGGCCGGACAGGCCAGATGCGAGGGTCGACCCGATACCGGAAGCTGCGCTGCCCATCGGGCCAGGCAGCTTCGACGCGAACGCCTTCACCGAGTCCGTGACCGGCTTCAGATGTCCAGCGATCTTCGTGCCGAGGTTCACGAACGGCGTCGCGAGCTTCGTCCCGAGGTTGGAGAACAGCTGCCCCACCGGGGCAAGGAATCCGCCGACACGACCCGCTACGCCCGACAGCCACGACGACGCGGCCGTCCATCCTGCGGAGAGCTTGCCGCCGATCATCGTCGCGAGCGAACCGAACGCCGTCGACGTACGCTGCGCTGCAGCTCGGGCGATGCCACCCAGCTTCGACAGCCCAGACGCGTTCGACACCGCGCGAGCGATGCCACCGATCGAGGATGCGACGCCCGAGAACTGGGAGTTCGCGACGCGCGCGTCCTTCCATCCGTCGCGCTGCTGCGGCGCGAACGACCCGAGCTTCACCTTGTCGACGGAATCCGCGACGCGGTCGGTCGCGGTCTTGAGCCGGTCCTGCGCTGTGCGTAGTCTGTCGGAGGCGTCAGTGACCTTGTCGGTCGCGTCCTTGTGCCGCCGCCGTGCCGTCTCAACACGCTCCTCAGCGGCGACGATCTGTGAGGCACCCTCCGGGTACTTCTTCATCGCTTCCGCGAGTTTCGCCTCCGCGACACGAACCTTGCCGGCCTCGTCCTGCTGCTTCAGGCGGGCAGTAGAGAGCGCTCCGGCAGCCTTCGCGACGTTCGACTCGAGACCCTTCAGCGCACCCGCGCCAAGATCCCCAGCCGACGCCGTCAGCGTCTGCTTCAGAGACGTACCGAGCGACTGCCCGGACTCGCGGCCAGCCGACTTCATGCGGGCGGAGAATGACCGCCGGGCCTCGCCGGCAGTCCCCTCCACCTCACGATTCACCGTCTTACGGAATCCCCGCATCGACGGCGTGATCTGCACGTAGCCATGTCCGACCATCGAATCCGCCACAGCAGCCTCCTACCCATCGAAGTCCGGCATCCGCCGGAACGCTGATACCTGCGCGAGCCGTGCCCGGCCCGCCTCCACATCGGATTCAGTGACCTTGCGGTCCGCCAACTCATCAAGTCGCTGGCGTGCGCTCCACGGCAGGACTTCGTCGCTCTTGTCTCCGGTCGCTGCGGCGATCTGCACGAGGTCAACCATTGAGGCGGGATACTCCCACTTCTGCACCGCGGCGCCGAGCCGCGTCGACGGGTCCTGATAGGCGACCTTGATGAGCGAGAACGCCTCACCTGGGGAGACGGCGTCGCCCACGTCATAGACCGACACCCCGAACTCGCCCCGCAGCGTCACTGCGAGCTCGTCCGGATAGTCGTGCATGACCTGGGCGACGAACGCTATTTCCCCGAGCCGACCACCACGTTCGTAAGCTTGTTGAGCGCACCGAAATACTTCTCCGCGAGACTCATCACCTCAGCGAGGTCTCGCTCCCGAACCGACTCTGCCTCAGTCTCCATGCCGAGCAGAGTGAACAGCGTGGACATCTGGTCGACGGGCGCCTCACCCGCTTCGTCGAGTGCCTCGAGCGTCGCGAGCGACAGCTTCAACGGGATCGGGCCGATGATCTCACCGTCAACGAATCGGCCGTAGAACTGCTTCTCCGCGGTGATGACATGCTTGACGCGCGTCTGCTCTGCGATGGATTCGAGTACCTCAGCCTCGCGCTCGTCCGACCAGTCGTCGAACTCGGCGGCGGCAGGCGCATTCTTGCGAGTAGCCATAACGGTTTCCTTTCAGGGTGACGGGGTTGCGGGGTTAAAGGCGCGGCCGGGCACGACCCCGAAGCGTTCCCGACCGCGCCGGTACTGCTACGGCTCGACAGGCTCCGTCGTCTCGCCCTCGACGTACGCCTCCCAGTAGTAGGAGTTGTCGAACAGCTCATGGCGAACCCACTGGAACGTGACGGCGATGCCGTTCACTGTGCCTCGCTCGTCCTTGCCATTCGAGATCTCGGAGACCCGGACGACACCGTGCTCACGCTTGATCGCACCGGACTTGTACACCGACTCGAGCAGCACGATGTACTGGTTCGAGTTCGTGGTGTCCTTGACCTTGATGACACCGTTCGCGTCGGGCGCGCTGCCGAGGGAGAGTTCTCGGGTGATCTCGTTGTACTGCGCGAGCGTCATCGCGACCGTGATCGAACCGTCCGCGTTGATGGAGAACCCATCCTCGAGGAACTCGATCGCGTCGCCCGCCTCTCGCGACTGCTCCGGCCCGCCATCCGAGGTGCGGAGACCGAGGTACTTGAAGCCGGAGGGTACGGTCAGAGTGTCGGCGCCGAGCTGCACCGCAGTGATCACGTTCTCCTGCTCGACGGGCGCGATACCCGCGAACCCGGTCACGTAGATGAGGGCCTCGTTTACATCACGGCCCCGTGCGTCTGCCATTTGCTTCCCTTTCTGTGGAAACGACAAACGCCACCCGTGGGTGGGTGGCGTTTAGCCCGCGTGGGGCCGATTATTGGTGTTGTGTGCCGACCGAGGTCGCTTCGAGCACCGCATAGTAGCGGGCCTCGTCGTTACTCGACGGCACAGTGTACGGGCCGCTGGTGACCTGTACGTTTGCGATGGGCGACACCGCTTCTGGTGTCTCGCCCTTAATCAGTGCGACGATCATGCGAGCGGCGTCACCGGTCGGCTTCAATGCCGCACGGTTCGGGCCAATCACGGTCACACCGATCGTGGAATCTTTCATGCCGACGTCGCCCTCTGGGCCGGCGTCGACTCGGATAATGATGTGCAGCTCGCCAGGAGCGTTTGGCGCGCCGCCGGCAGTCGACGACCGTTCCGCGTTCGACACCCATGACGGGTTGATGCCGAACGCCGGGAGTCGGCCACGCAACCATCCGCACAGCCACTGCTCCAGGTCAGAATGGACGACGATCATCGCCGCTTCACCGCCCGCACCGCGCGAGCGAGGTTACCGGTCTGCGACTCGACGAGAAGAGTTTTCCAGTCCTCGCCGACGACAAGCGCGGTAACGCGGTCTCCGCTGCGCTGCCGCTTCACCTTCAACCCGTCGCGGTAGTCACCAGACTCGACCGGCGCATTCGCGTACGCAATCCCATGCACAGCATCCGCGGCCGTCTCACACAGATCGCCGACCTTCTCGCTCTCGAGGATCTCCTTGAAAAACCCGTCGTTGAACTCCATCAGTCGCCCTCCTGCATCGTGAGCCTGACCTGCGCGTACGGCGCCCACCCTGTGAACGGGTTTCGTTCCCGCAGCGGGCGACCGTTCTGCGCGAACGTGACGCCGTCGAGCTCGACCTTGTCGCCGGGATGCGGCTCAACCTCCCCCTCGGGGATATAGAGCACCCATCCGACAGTTGCACTGTCCGACTGGCCGTCGGTCGTCTCGGACGTGCTCGAGTTGAGGATGAACGCCGCCGGCGCATCGACCCGTTGCGGGTTCATCCAATCGAGACCGGTCGGTAGGCCCGAGTACGGATCAAGCGCCTTCGTCGGGCGCAGATACGTGACCATTAGACCCCCCAAGTGAGGCGGTAGCCGTCGAGGTCTGCCTTCTCATCCGCAGTGAGCAGATGCGACAGACCGCCACCGCCGGCACTCGTGAGGTACGACACCGACGCACCACCGACCGCCTGCGACCGCAACGTCGGGTCTGTGCCGAACCGCTTCGCCGACCGGCTCAGCACACCCGCGATCGCGCCGACCTCGCCCGGCTCGAATCCATGAGTGAGGTCGATCTCGACCGATCGGAACCGGTTCGGGAACCGGACGCCCTCGAGCATGCCGGCCTCAGACCATCGCACACGCTCCGTCACGTCGCGGCCGTCAACGAGCACCTGATGCAGTTCGACGATCCGCATCGTCTTCAACTTCAGCAGGTGCCTGCCGTTACCGTCGCGAATCATGGTCTCGCGCACTTGCGGCGCGACGTGCCAGCCGCAGTAGTCGCGGATCGCGGCCTGAGCGGCCTCCATCGGATCGATAGTGCCCGTGAGCATGTCGCCATAGTCCACGATCCGCGCCCCCTACTTGTCTGCCACCGTGCGGTTCTTGTTCGCTGGAGCCCGGCCCTTACGCACCGGCTTCGGCGACGCGACCGAATGCGCTACGGCTTCCTCGATCGGTACCGCGCCGAGCCGCTTCGCGTGCTCTTCGTCCAGCTGCATGCGGTGCGGGATACCCCGCACCATCACCGTGTAGTTCTTCATGACCACTCCTCGATACGGTGCTGTGGGCGAGCCGAAACCCGCCCACAGCACCTGGATCGGCTAGCCCTCGGCGGGCTCGTCCGAGATCGTGACCTTCACGAACGCCGACGGGCGACGCACGGCGAGCGCGAGACGCTCCTCGATGCGCACCGTGATGCGGTTGTTCGTGAAGTCGTCGTCGTGCGAGTTCGTCGCCTCGACGCGCACGCCGCCCTTGCGGTAGATGGTCGCGGCCTGACGGAACGCACCCACAACGGCCGTGCCCTGCGCAATCGCGGGCGTCGTGACCGTACGCAGACCCCACACGGGCGGCTGCTCGGTGAGCGTGCCGTTGCCGTACTGGCCCTGGAACATGCCGCCGCCGTAGTACTGGCCGTTCGCATCCTTCGCGAGGCGCAGCACCTGGTAGTCGGCCGGGTTGAGCACCACCGCGTCTGCGGTGAGACCCGACGCGGTCTGCACCGCGGTCTGCGCCTTGAACAGTTCGTCCGCGAGGGTCGCGGTCGTTGCGGTAGCGGTCTGCACGCCCGTGCGGTTGAGGAGACCACGCAGGTTCGCGCCGGTGCCGTTGCCGTTCAGCAGCTGCGCTTCCTCGACGAGCAGGAGCTCGTACAGGGCGCGGTTGTTGATCGACGACGCGAGCCACGCGTAGTCCTCGAGGATCTCGTCCGACTCGTTGTACCAGCCGGCGATCTTCGTGAGTGCGTCGATCTGCGGCGTCGGGTGCGTCACCGAGAACTGCGGCTTCTGCCCGTTCTCACCCACAGTCCCGAACGTGCCCTCGAGACCGCCCTCGATGAAGTAGCGGATTGCGTTGCCCGAGATGCTGCCGGAGCCGAACAGGTCGGCGAGCGACGTACGTCGCGGCGCCTGCACGACGGTGAGGTCGACGTCAGTCGCGGTCTCCCGAAGCTCCACGCCGGCGGGCGACACGATGGTGTCTGTCGCCGCCTTCACGCCGATCTCGGGAGCAGCGAACGTCGCACGCTGGCCGGGCGCGCGGCCCGACTTCACGCCCGACTCCGCGATGAAGTGGTCGCCGAGCGACGCCGGCGCTTTCTTGCCTGCGTCCGGCTCGGGGGCCTTCGCGCCGAGGAACTGCTCCATGCGTGCCGCCGAAGCGATCTTCACGTCGAGCCCCTCGATGGTCTTCGTGAGCGTGTCGACGGCCGTGTAGTCGTCGTCCGTCACCGTGCCGTCGTCGATCTTGCTCTTGATGGCGAGGAGCTCCTTCTGAGCGGCCTCGCGCTGTGCCTTGAGATTCATTCCGAATCCTTTCGGTTCGTTGCCCCCGATGTGAGGGCGATCTTGATGAGTGCGCGAGCGCGCTTCGCCTTGGCCTCGGCGTTGGCTTCCTCGTTGACCGTTTCCGGTTCCTCCGAGTTCGGCTCCTCCGCGGGCTCCTCGACGTCGTCTTGCTCGTCATCCCCCGCCGGTTCGACGGAAGTCTTGGGCTCGCCGCGCTTCACGGCGAGCAGTTCAGTAGCCTGGTTCGCGCCAACCGGCACGACCGACACCTCGTGAATCCTGAGCTTTCGCAGCTCGTACGCCCACTCGCCGTCGACCTTGACCTCGGCCGCGTCGAGAATGTCGTACGCGAAACTCATCTGCTTCACGCGGCCCTGTTTGATCAGCCGGTGCACGTATGCGCCCGTGGCGGACTCGGTGTCGAGCTGCACGGTCACCTTGAGTCCGTGCTCGTCCTCGATCGCCGACACTGTGGAGCCGATGTTCATCGTCGGGTCGTCCATGCGGTGCGACCAATAGCAGGGGATGCCTGCGCCCTGCTCGCCGTGCTCCGCGAGGGATTCGGCGAACGCGCCCTTCACGACGACATCGCCGTACGAGTCCACGTTCCCGAACACCGAGGCGTAGCCGATGAACTGGCCGTCGTCGATCTCTGCAGCGCCGAGATCGATCGCGGCGCTCTTGTACTTCAGCATGCTCTGCCCTTTCGCTCGCCGCGCGTACCAGTCGGTCGCAGCATCGATGGATGATTGAGGTCGCCCCTCAGCCCGGAGCCGCTCCATGACGGTTTCTTCACCGGGATCGAGCAGCACGAAGTTGGCGCCGAGGCCCTCCCAGCGCTTGTAGGTTTCCTCGCTCAGATCCCAGGCGATAACCCACACGTCCGCCGGGAGCTCGTCATCAGCACCAGACAGGCCGTCGAGTGCCCGCGC